GCTTTTTTTTTACCTCCACAAAACAAACCTATGGCCAGACCAAAGACACCAAGTAACGTGTTAAAACGTGCGGGAGCGTTTAAAAAAAACCCTAAACGCGAAAACAAAGGCGAGCCAGTCGTCAGCGCAAAGTTTCCTGCAAAGCCGCCTACTTTTTTGAGCAAAACAGAAAAAGAAATTTGGCTCGAAGTCGTTAGCATTGCACCTGCTGGCGTGTTGACGGGTGCGGATATTTACACGGTGGAAATGATATCGAGATTGATTTCGGAGTATCGAGATGCCCCGCTAGAATTTGCCCCGCCAAAGCTTGCTAGGCTATCGGGCGAATTAAAATCTATAGGCCTTAATCCAAGTGGCCGGGCTAGCTTGGTAGTAGATAAAAAACCTGTTAACGAGTTTCTATAATTGTATTTCTGAGATAATTCTATATTGAGCGAAAAATAAATAACGTTTCGGAATACCGGTATTCCGAAACAGATTAAGGCGACCGTATCAACTAAATAACATATGCTTTCTCCCGTGCCATTGCTATCAATGGAATAAAACAGGAGTCAGACATGTCGAAAGTTTATCTTAACACGAAGGAAGTACGTCGCATTGCCGGTGATCCTGACTACTCCACGATATTTAGATGGTTTAAAGCAGGTACGTTCCCCTCACCAGTAAAAATCGGTCCAAACAGAAACGGTTTTCTTAAATCTGAAGTCGATGAATGGGCCGAAGACCCTCAAGCCTACCGCGAAAAACACGGTACAGTAATCACAGCAACGAAGAATGAAAAATAACCATGTTTTGTTATGAATGAAATATTTTACGCGTGCTAAAAAGTACGCGCGGGAAGTTAGAACAGGTAAGATACCAGCGTGCAAGTATGTAAAAGACGCATGTACCCGATTCGAAAAGGACTTGAAACGAAAAGATATTATATTTTTAGAAGAGAAAGCCGACAAAGTTTGTAGTTTCTTAGAAAAACTTGAGCACGTAAAAGGCAAATGGGCCGGTGATCTTTTTAAGCTAAGCGACTACCAGGTATTTTGTACCTCAAATATATTTGGGTTTTACTACAAAAAAACAAATCGAAGACGTTACCGAGAGGCATACATTGAGGTGCCACGAAAGAACGGGAAAACGTTTTGGCTTGCGGGGATAGCGCTATATATGTTTTTGCTTGATGGTGAGTACGGAGCGGAAATATATTGCGGTGCCACGTCTGAGAAACAAGCGCTTGAGGTGTTTACGCCCGCTAGATTAATATGTAAACGCCAACCAAATATTGTCGAAGCTTTTGGGATCGAGGTTAACAAGCAGGTATTAAACACTCATGGCAACGGTTCTAAGTTCGAACCAGTTATCGGTAATCCTGGCGATGGTGCAAGCCCATCATGCGCAATTGCAGATGAGTTCCATGAGCACAAAAAATCCGATCAGGTCGATACTTTTCAAACCGGCATGGGTGCTAGAGAAAACCCGATAATAATATTTATAACAACGGCGGGCCATGACACTAGCGGACCATGCTATCTTAAGCGGCTAGATGTAATCGACATACTAAATAAAACGGTAGTTGATGATTTTATTTTCGGCATAATTTACACGATTGACATAGATGACCAATGGGACACAGTAGCAGCACAGAAAAAAGCCAACCCAAATTATGGTGTTAGCGTTGATCCAGATAATTTAAAAGGATTTCTTGCGCAGGCACGAAGGACAGCGGCAAAACAATCATCATATAAAACTAAACATTTAAATGTTTGGGTAGGTGCGAAAGGCGCATGGATGAACATGCTAGCGTTTCAGGCTTGCCGAAAAAAGAAATTAGTTATTGAAGATTATCGCGGGCAACCATGTTTTGTAGGCGTTGATTTGGCAAGTAAAATTGATATTGCAAGTATGTGTGTTTTGTTTCCACCTAAAGGCGAATGTAAAGACTGGGCGGCGTTTTTTTATCACTACCTACCAGAAGATAAAGTATTGGAAGGGTCAAACAACTCCTACAGGGGTTGGCATTCATCGGGATGGTTGACGACTACTCCGGGAAATGTTATAGATTTTGAATACATCGAGGATGATCTAAAGCAAGTCTGTAAGGACTATGAAGTAGTTGAAGTTCCATTCGATCCTTATCAAGCTACACAGTTTTCGGTACGTATGATTGACGAAGGATTGCCGATGATAGAGATAGGTGCAACTGTGAAAAATTTTTCAGAACCGATGAAAGAAGTCGAAAAATTAATATTTTCAAAAGAAATTAATTTTAATATGGACCCTGTTATTATGTGGATGTTTGGTAACGTTACCGCGCACATTGACAAAAAAGAAAATTATTTTCCAAACAAAGAAAAACCTGACAAGAAAATAGACGGCGTGGTAGCTCTTTTAATGGCAATGAACAGAGCTATACATAATTCTGATTATTCATCCGTGTATGATAGTCGCGGCATATTATCCCTTTCATGAAAGTTATATCAAAATTAAAGAAGTTATTTAAAAACGAAGTTATATCGACAAGTCAGGAGCTTGATATATTGTTGCGGCATGGTCTAGGTGGGAATACTACATCAGGACAGTCAGTAAACTCTAACACAGCGTTAAGTTCATCAACGTATTACGCTTGTATACTAGTACTATCGCAAACATTAGCACAAGTTCCGCTGGAGTTGTACCGTAGAAAAGATAATGACGATCGAGAAAAAGCTAGGGATCATTATTTGTATAGATTGCTCCACACAAAACCTAACTTTTTTCAAACGTCATATGGCTGGCGTGAGACAATGCAAGGTAATATGTCTGGTGTAGGTAATGCGTATTCGTTTATCAATAGGGTCCGTGGAAAAATAGTAGAATTGTTACCAATAAAGCCATCGAGGGTAACGCAAAAGTTAAGCGGTAATTACGATTTAAAATATGCTGTAATTATGGCAGATGGAACCACCAAGGAATTCGAAAGGAGAGATATTTTACATATTAGAGGCCATTCGCTCGATGGGATAAGTGGTATAAATCCGGTGGTGCAACACAAGGAAGCTATCGGTCTAGCGCTGGCAACAGAAAAGCACGGCGGCGCGTTATTTTCTAATGGGGTACAACCATCGGGTGGATTTAAACACCCAGGGAAGCTAAGCGACAAAGGATATAAGCGATTAAAGGATAGTCTAATAGACCATAAAGGAGCTGCGAACTCGTTTAAGGAAATGATTTTAGAGGAGGGTATGGACTGGGTACAGTATTCGATGTCCAACGAAGCGGCGCAATACTTAGAAACTAGAAAGTTTTCAGTTGAAGAGCAGGCGAGAATATTTAGAGTGCCTTTAGTTTTGGTAGGGCACGCAGATAAAGCAGCTACATACGCTAGTGTAGAGCAGTTTCTATTATCGTTTTCAAAATTCACAATGCAACCGCACTTTGTTAATTGGGAACAGGAGCTGTCGTGTTCCTTACTGACAGAAAGAGAACAAGAAGAATATTATTTTGAATTCAATGTCGATGGCCTTCTTCGTGGCGATCAAAAGACGCGAGCGCAATATTACAAAGATATGACGTTGGTTAACGCAATTGTCCCAAATGAAATACGTCAAAAAGAAAACTTACCGCGCAAAGATGGATTAGATGAGCCTATGGGTTTAGCTAGCATACAAGGCAAAAATAAAAAAGATGAGTAGACAATTAGAGCTAACAAACTTTCAAAATAAGTCTGATAACATCATAAGAATATACGACGATATTGGAGTGTATTCTGTTTCAGCTGAGGCTATTGCATATCAACTTGACGCATTTAATGGTGATGATGTTTACATAGACATTAATTCCAGGGGTGGCGATTACATTGAGGGTGCTGCAATACATAATTTAATATCTAGATACGACGGAAAAACTATTTCACGCGTTGACGGGGTTGCCGCTTCAGCAGCTTCAACGATTGCGATTGCATCGGACGAGGTTCATATTTGTGAAAATTCTTTTTTTATGATACACAACTCATCAGGGTTTGCTGGCGGAACCAAGGAAGATTTACAATCAAACATCGATATTTTATCAATGATTGATGAAATGGTTTTGAATATGCTTAGCAAAAAAATGAACTCATCTAAAAAAGAAATAAAAGATATGATGAAAGAAACTACTTTTTTCAATGCTGATGAGTCAGTTAAAATAGGGTTGGCTGATAGCGTGATAGATGATAGCGGAGTTACAAACAAGTTAGATTTAAGTATGTATAATAACGTTCCAAAAAAATTAACAGATCGAAAAGGGTCAAGGAAGGTAGTCGAAGCTAGCCTAAGACAGTTAGGTTATTCGCAATCGGAAGCCGTTCAATTCTTTTCGGTTGGAAAGCGGTCAATGGATCAGAGACAGTCTGATAGAAACTATACGTTAGCCGATCAACAAAAAATGAACAGTAGTATAGAATCATCTATACTCCTGTTAAAAAATAAATAAGGGGTTTAATAATGCCAGGACTAGCGGAAAATATTGAGTCGTTGAATAAAGCATTTCACGATTTCAAAGAGTCGAATGATAGTCGGTTGATTGAGATAGAAAACAACGGTAGCGCCGATCCGTTACTAGTTGAAAAAATCGACAAAGCAAATGTAGATATAGACAAATATCATGACATGATAAAAAACAATCACAAGGAAACTGCGGCTAGAATTGACGAGTTAGAAACTATCGTTAATCGCCAAGGCCAAGGTACTCCAAGCGATAGCGGCACCAGCGAGGCGGTTCAGTTTTTTTCTATGGTAAAGAATATGGATATCTCAGCAAATGACGTATCTGTAGACGAGTATACTGAGTACAAAAATGCACTTAATAAGTATATGCGCAGGGGCGAGAAGGCGATCCCAGTCGAAGTTAGGAATGCTTTAAGCGCTGGTAGTGACCCAGATGGGGGTTATTGGGTCACTCCTGACAAAACTGGGCAAATGGCGAAGCTAGCCTATGAGACTTCGCCTATGCGACAGATAGCATCGGTACAGGTAATCGGCGGTGACTCACTTGAGGGTTACAATGATCTTGACGAGTCAACTACAGGTTGGGTGTCAGAAACAGGTGCGAGGGCTGAAACTGACACGCCGGGCCTAGGAAAATGGAAAATCCCATTGCACGAGCAATATGCTGAGCCACGCACTACGCAAAAGATACTTGACGATGCTGGGTTTAACGTAGAGTCATGGTTAAATGACAAAACTGCTATGAAAATGGGCCGCACAGAAAATGCAGCGTTTTTTGGTGGCGATGGTATTAACAGGCCACGGGGTTTTTTAACCTACGCCGCGGGTATCCCTAGCTCTGTCAAATGGGACGTAATCGAACAGATAAACTCAGGGTCTGCGACAACTTTAACCGCTGATGGGTTGCTAGATTTAACGTACGCGCTTAAGGCTTACTATAGGCAGGGCGCTAGTTTTTTAATAAGTCGGCAAGGACTGTCAATTGTTAGAAAATTAAAGTACACCACAAGTAACGAGTATATTTGGCGTCCAGATTTCTCCGGCAGTCAAGGAGCAATGTTGCTAGGTTATCCTGTTGTGGAGTCTGAGGACATGCCTAATGTAGCTGCTAATACCTTATCAGTGGCAATTGGTGACTTTCGCCAAGGTTATCAGGTTGTTGATACTGCGGGTATAAGAGTTCTGCGCGATCCATACACCAAAAAGGGGTACGTTAAGTTTTACACAACTAAGCGTGTCGGTGGAGACGTAATAAATTTTGAAGCAATAAAAATTCAAAAAATCGCCGTTTAATCATAGGATGGTCACAAATGAAAGATTTAATGAATAATATAAACCCGTCAGGGGCGGCGGTTGTTACTGTATCAAATAATACAGCGGTTGTTTCGCCGATAACTGATTCTCAGGGTTTTGATAGCGTTACATACTTGATAGGTGCTGGAACTCTAGCTGATGCTGATGCTACGTTTACCGTTTTAATTGAGGATGGTGACGCAGCAAACTTATCTGATGCTGCTGCGGTAATTGATGACGAACTTTTAGGGACTGAGATATTGGCATCTTTTACATTTGCTAATGACGGTTCGGCTCGGAAGATTGGCTATGTTGGGGGAAAGCGATACACGCGATGTACGGTTACACCTGCAAGTAATACAGGTAGTGCGCCGATTGCAATAATTCCATTGTTGGGTCATCCATCACAATTGCCAACAGATAACCCACCATTATAAAGGAGTTGGCGGCGAAAGCCGCCAAACATACCTATGTATAAAAACATATCCAACTGGATCGGATCAGAAGACGGCATCAAAGTTAATCACTACAAGGCTGGTGAGTCTCAGGATTTAGGTGCGGACTTGTCGGCTGTAGCAATAAATGAGGGGTGGGTTACGTTTATAAAAAGCAATGATACAGGCTCTGACAATGATACAGGCTCTGATAATAAAATAAATAGTGACGCAGATGCCAGGAATGCATTTAGCGAACATTCAAAAAATAAAAAAAATAGAAAAAAAAGAAATTAAATGTCTTACGTTACCAGCAATAGGTCTGCTCAGCAGCCTGTAAGTTTAGATTATATAAAGTCACATTCCGTTGTTGCCATCGATGACGATGACGTATTGATATCAAGTTACATTAAAAGCGCCACACTGTGGGCTGAGGATTTTACTAACAGGGCCATAGTTAAGCAATCAGTAAATTTGTATTTAGATAAATTTTCTGAAGTCATCAGGCTACCAAGACCACTACTGCAAAGCGTTGTAAGTATAAATTACAAAGATAGCGCAGGAGTTTTAACTCTATTAGCATCATCCGAATATAGCTCTGATAGTATATCCGAGCCAGCTACTTTATACCCGTCATACGGTAAAAGCTGGCCAAGCACTAGAGTTGAGGCAAACTCGGTAAATATAGAGTATTTATCTGGATATGAAGACACGGAAAATGTTCCTGAAGACATTAAAACGGCTATCTCTATCTATGTTGCTAGCATGTACATGGATAGAGAAAACCCAACTATACCTGATGCGTCGAAAATAATTTTGTTAAACTATCGAATATTGCCAGAGCTAGTTGATTTATGAAAACATACAAATTTATATTAGCGGCCAAGTATAAAAAAGGAAACGAGACAGTTGAGCTAAAGGTAAACGAGTCGTACAAGCTTGATGAAAAAATTGGGGATAATTTTGTACGCCGGGGAGCTGCGGTAACTGAAGTTGTAAAACACAAAAATAAGAAAAAATAATGAAGGCCGGTACTCTTAGGCATTTAATAACTATTGAATCTTACATCGAGACGCAAGGTAGCTCAGGAAGCCCCACTAAGCAGTGGTCTGAATATGCATCAACTAGGGCAGGCATTACTAATAATGTCAGCAAGGAAGTAATAGAAAGCGGAAAAGTCACTGGAAAAAGGGCGGTGGTATTTTACACGCGCTACATTCCAGGCGTCACTAATAAAATGCGAATAGTTTATAATAGTGATATTTTAGAAATTGTTGATGTTAACAACACTAAAGAGTTAAACAGGGAATATTATTTAACAGCAATAGATATATTATGACTGTAGAATATAAATTATCTGGATTTGACGAGTTAAGCGATGCTTTAGAAGATTTAGGAAGGGAAACGTCAGGAAAATTAATAATAAAGGCCTTGCGAGCAGGTGCAAAACCGATAGTTAAGGATTATAAAGATAATGTTCCTGTTCGAACTGGTACGCTAAAAAAGTCTATCGGCGTCGCGGTACATAAAAATAGTGATGGTTCAAAAGATTTATTAGTACTAGCTAAATCTGGTAAAACAAGAAAGTATAATGGGTGGTATGCGCATCTAGTAGAGTTCGGTACAGTAAATATTGAACCTGACTCATCACTTAGAAATTCGATAAGTGATAACTCGCAAGAATCGATCAAGTTAACGGGCGAAAAATTAATGGAGCTAATTCTTTCAGAGGTTCGCAAGTCTTGAGTATAGAAAACGGCATATTCTTAATTTTATCAACCTACAATCCTTTAACTAGTTTAGTCGGCACACGAATATATAATGGACTAGCGTCAGAAAACGATTACGAAAACTATATTGAGTATCATCTAATGAATGCAACGTCTATCCACAACATGGTCGTTGACTCTCCTATCGTAAGGTCTAATTTTCAATTTTCAATTTATTCGAAAGACATCCCAGAAGGCGCGGTAGGAATACAAAATATAGCGAAAGAATTGCGTAATGCATTACGCCGATATAGAGGAACGTCAGCAGGTGTCGTAATACAAGATATTTTACTGGGTGTCGTAGCTGACCATATGCAAAACAAAGAAACCGGACTTTTTCATCGATCGGTTGATGCTGAAATAATATACGAGGAATAATAGTGGCTCAATCGATTATACAAGGCGCTAAAATTTACGTTAATGATAAAGATATGACTGGTGATGCAAGTGCGTTAAGCGTAATAAATAGCCAAAACATGGAGGAAAATACAACACTGTTAAATAAGTACAAAAGATTTCTCCCCGGCATAAAAGGTACGACTTTTCAGTATGAGGGTTTCTGGAATTCAGCTCAGGACCAGTATTTGTCATTGCAAAAGAGGACGTTTTTAATTGATTCATCTACATATGCAACAAATTCAGGGATTTTTGATATTGTTTTTGGAAACGGAATTTTTGTAGCGATATCGTCGTTTAACATAGTTTTAACATCAATCGACGGGCTGGTTTGGGATCAGCAATCTTGCCCTACCACTAGCCAGTGGGCAGGTCTAGCATTCGGCGCAGGTGTATTTGTCGCCGTCGGTTATTCCGGCACAACTCAACAGGCGATGCGGTCTACAGATGGTATAACGTGGACGGCGGTCACAACGCCGGTCACACGGAGTTGGGGAGCGGTAGCATACGGAGGGTCAGGTTATTTTATCGCTATTGCTTATTCTGGCATAGGCAACAGAGTCATGTTATCTACTAACGGCGGCGTTACCTGGATAGCGCAAACTACCCCGGCAGATATACCCTGGCGCGATGTAATTTTTGCCAACGACATATGGGTTGCTGTGGCGGATAGTGGCGCTAGCCCTCGTGTTATGACGTCTGTTGATGGCGTTACGTGGGTGCAAGCGTCAAGCATATCAGCAGTCGGGTGGAACGCTATTGCATACGGCGATGGTAAGTTTGTTGTGGTTAGCAATACCGGCGGCACTAACAGAATGATGACATCACCAGATGGTTTGATATGGACAGATAATTCAAATGTGCCCCAGGTCCCTCTTAATGCAATAGCGTACGGGGATGGAGTTTTTGTAGCGCTTGCAATATCAGGCGCATCTAATAGGATGATTACGTCACTAGACGGCATCACATGGACGGTACAAACTTCTACAGCAGACAATTACTGGACGGGGGTTGCTTTTGCAAATTCAACTTTTGTTTGCGTAGCGTCAAGTTATGCTGGTGACAAAGTAATGAGATTGACGCTGGTATACAACGACACACTAACTGCAACAATTGTAGTTGACACACTTGCAAATGGTAGCCCGTCACACACGGGAAAAGTAATCCACTCGGAATATTCGCAGACAGGTAAGATCGGTGAAATTTATAGATTTAGTATTGGCGGAGAATTTGACGGCGGTAGCGTAAGGTCTACTATTATGTTAAGCGGTATAATAACCGGGACAGCGGTATCTAGTATATATGACATCGGAATTATACCCGATGGAAAAAAACTTTACCTTACGATACATGTATTGTCGTTAACTGGCGTAGCTTATTTGTTTTTTAGTGCGGCTAGTGATGACACTATAGCTTTTACCAGTTCAATAACGCGGATTAATACCGGGAATATTTCATCGATTGGGGCTTACGTTTTTGAAGTAAATGGACCGTTAAATGATGATTTTTGGAATCTTGTTTGTTCTTTTGCTCCAGGTACGCCGAGTGCAGAAATAATAGCAAGTATCGGCATTAAATAAAGAGGAATTAAAATGGCACAGTTTGTATTTACACGAGGATTTGTAAGCTTAAATGGCGTCAACTTGTCTAGTTTTGCTAAGGGTATAACTATAGATGCACCAGTCGCAATGGAAGATATTACCACTATGGGTAATGATTGGACGCGTTTTCTAGCAGGCATGAAGTCGTGGACATTGTCGCTTGAGTTTGGGCAAGATTTTGCTGCAAACAGTGTAGACGCTACGTTATGGGCTATATATGACGCCAGTGTAGTAGTGCCCGTAATTATTAGGCCAAATAACGCGTCTGTATCTGTTACCAACCCACAAATATCCGGTAATGCGTTTATAACGAATTATAGCCCTATAACAGGTACCGTGGGCAGCCCCTCTAACGTGTCTCCTACGTTTCAGGGTGACGACGCATTTATTAGAGCTACAGCGTAATGACTGATTCAACTAGATCGAAGATATTAAGTATAAAACCAAGTAAAAACCGCAAGGTGTACGTCCACGACTGGGACGTCGATGTTTACATAAAAAAACTTAATATTTCTGAGCGGATATCATTACAGCATGCAGTTCGCGCAAGGTCTAAAAAATACAATGAATCAAAAATTACGGAAGATATCGAGTCTAAGATAGTTACAATCGAATCATTAATACATACTGCATTTGATAAAAAAAATGTGAATATTTTCAGCTGCGATGATTACGACGCGCTGTTGATTGGCAGCGCTGAAGCGGTTGAGTTATGCTTTAAAGTCGCCAACGAATTAAATAATTTTTCAAATGAAGAAAAAACCAAAAAAAAATAAACCCCTCAAGCATAGAATTTAATTTGCATTATTTGGCTACAGAAATAGGCGGCATGACAGTTGAGGAATTAGAAAAAAGAATGTCTTATCGTGAGTACGAAAACTGGCTCGATTATTTTTCTGTGCGTAACGACGAGCAACTAAAGATGCAAAGACAGGCGGAGCTTGACGCAAAGTGTGCCGCTGAATCTGAAAAAAGATCATACTCAGGGCGAAATAAATGAGCGCAAACATTATAGGATCACTGGCAATAAGCCTAGGTCTTAATACTGCCAGTTTTCAATCAGATTTGAAGCGAACACGAAAAGCTACAAAATCATTTGGGAAAATGGCTAGGCGCGAATTTAAATCTATGGACAAGGCAATAGGCCGGTCTATAAAAAATGCTGTTTCGTCGCTAGCTAGTTTTAAGTCGGCGTTAGTTGTAGTCGCTGGTATAGCTGGTATCGGTTTATTAATAAAATCTAGCCTTACCGCTATTGATGCTGTTGGTAAAATGTCAAAAACGTACGGAATCGCTACAAAAGATTTAGGGGCGTTTACGTTAGCGGCCGAACTGGGAGGCTCGTCACTTAAGCTGTTTACAAAGGCTGCAAAAAACATATCTAAAAATGTATTTGATTTTGCAACGTTAGGAATAGGCGAAGCAAAAGACGCGTTTAAAGTGTTAGGCATCAGCGTTGACGATTTGAAGCCGATCATGAACGATAATGTAGCGTTGATAGGGTTGATAGGTGACAAACTAAATACAATGGAGGACGGCGCAATTAAAACCGCGCTAGCCGTAAAGATATTAGGCGGTCGAGCGGTCGAGCTGCTTCCAGCGCTGGCGGGCGGCTCCAAGCAATTTGAAGAGTATCGAAAACAATCTGAGCTAATGGGGTTGTCGTTAAGTACTAGCATGGTTAGAGGTGTCGAAGCTGCTAACGACTCTATGAGTGTTTTGTCGCTTAGATTTAAGGCTTTACGCGATCAAACTACAGGCGCATTAGCGCCCGGTATCAAACTGGTAGCTGATAGGCTTAACGATTTATTCGCAGCCGCAATAGAAAGTGGCGGCGGTATCGGTTCAGTTGCAAAAACCATGGCAACATCACTTGTTAACGGCGCTAATATGTCATTTAAGGCAATCGGTACGCTAGTAACTGCATTCGAATTTCTTGGTCGAACAGTTGACGGAGTAAAATTAATATTTAAGATTGCGACTTCGGCAATAGTTGGTTTTGCTGCTGGGGGGTTAACTGGATTAGATAAATTAAATAAGGGTGCAGCGTCACTTATAAATTTGTTACCAGGCATTAATATTACGCCTAGTCCAGATTTAACAAACTGGGCAAATACAGCGGCCGGAACATTTGGCGTGTTGAATGATGAGATTGTCCAGCTAGCTGAGAGTATGGCTAACACTGATACTCAATCTATGTTTTCTGTTGCAATAAAAAATGTAGACCAATACACAAGTTCTATCATTAAAGCAGTCGAAGCCGGAAATAAAATAACAGAACAAAAACCATCAGCAAAAATATCAACGCCGTTAATAGGGGGTGTAGACAACAAGGCGACTACGGATTCGCTAGGAAAGCGGTTTGAATTATTGCAGAGTTCTCAAATGTCTGAAACTCAGATGCTAACCGAGACATTAAATAAACAGCTAGATTTAGTTAAGGCGGCCCAAGCTAGTGGGATTGCTAACGACAAAGAAGCGTTAGACGCTCGCATCGGTGCGCGTAGCAACTATTGGGACCGTATCGGACAACTTAATAATTCGGCACAAGAGCGCGAACGTGTATCCACTTATAACGCAGCGCAAGAATATACGCGAGCGTGGGACGCGGCAGGCAATAGGTTTGCTTCCGGCATTGGTGATGCGGTTGCTGATGTAATGTTTAAAAACAAAACATTTGCGGAGTCGATGAAGGCAATAACGGCGGGCGTTATAAGGCAAATAATTTCTTCGATGGTTGAAATAAGGATAAAACAAACGGAGTTGTTTGCTGTGGGTGAGTCACAAAAGGCCACTAGTACCGCGACATCGGTCGCGTCGAATACCGCCATTGCAGTTAGTGCGGTACCAGCGGCAGCTGGAGTTTCATTAGCCACTGCGGGGGCAAACTCAATACCTGCGGTGGCAGGGATATTAGCAACGCTTGCGGCGGTAGCTTTAATCTCTAAAGGTTTTCAAGGCGGTTTTGCTGATGGTGGAAATTTTGTAGCGAACAGGCCCATGCTAATAGGCGAAAAAGGGCCGGAAATATTAGTACCAAGCACAGGCGGAACGATATTACCAAACAGCGCTATATCAAATAATTCAAACAGAAATTACACGTACAACGTTACACAGGTGTTTGAGTTTAAAGGCGGCAATAACGCAGGCGATTCTATCGTGAGAAACAGAGCGCAAATAGAAAACATTGCGGTGAATGCTATTCGTAATGCGGCACGCGAAAATGGGCGGCCATCACCAATATGAGCGGATCACTACCCGCTCTGCCGGGTTTCGCGTCTTTAGATGTTAGCGGGATAAGCGGATCATACTCAACAATATCTCAATCCTCTAGGCGAAATTCGAGAAAATCAAACTATCATTTGTGGGAGTTGACTATTGTATACCCTGTGATGACAGTTGCAGAATTTAGACCTGTATGGGCTTTTATTAATTCTCAGTTTGGTAAATTCGATACGTTTACGGTGCCTGCATACGATAACCCGCTAGGAGTAGCATCGGGCAGCCCGATTGTATCATCAAGTACTATAAATACAGTTACAATAAGCGGCGCAAATTTATCTGTTACGGGGTGGTTAAAGGCTGGCGATGTTGTTAGCTTTACTGGCGGGACTAAATTATATATGGTTACTGCTGACGTAAATTCAGACGCGTCGGGATTCGCAATCATACCAGTTTACCCTGACTTAATGTCGACTCCTGGGATAGGTTCGGCGGCAAGTATAACTAATGCAGCGTATACAGTTTCATTAAAAAATAAAATTCAAAAATTTAACGCTAGCATTGGTGGGTTTTATCGGTTTGAAATTGATGTGATTGAATCATTAACGTGAGTAGAAATATAACACCACTATTTCAATCAGCGATATTTGGTCCTAATATAAATACGACATTTATTTTATTGGATTTAATGGTTAGTTCTCCTTTGTATATGACTACGTCATCAAGAGCGGAGGTGTGGAATTCAAATACCTATAATCCGTCGACAGGTCTTGTTAAGATTGACACTGTAAAAGAGACTATACTTTCTACGTTAAACAGCATAAATATAACGCTTGCGGGTGCTATTTTAGCTAATATATCTGTGATTCTTACAGAAAATTTAACGGATGCTAACGTTATTATACGACGGGCTATTTTGGATTCTGGCGGAGCAATAGTAAACTCGCCTGTCATATTGTTTGACGGCAATGTTGACGACTGGTCAATATTGCAAGATGCTGAACAGGGCGCGTCGCTAATAGAGTTATCAGTGACGTCTCACTGGGCACAGTTTGAAAAAACCGCAGGGCGTCGTGCAAACCATTCAGAAAATCAAGAGTTCAACCCCGGCGATGGAGGATTTGAATATGCCGATCAAATAATAACAGAATTAACTTGGGGTAGGGTGTAGTGCCGTACTCGTTGAATGAGTTTTACGACGATGTCGCTGAAGCTAATGATGCTGTAGGGGATTTTTTAGGTGATATTTATATAGAGCCTGTCAAAGATTTATTCGAACAGCTTATCGATGAGGTAATAGACTTACCTGACATTGATGATATAAATTACGATAGACAGTCAGGTGTATTGCTTAACAAGTATGGTAACACAAATAAGATACCCGTTGTCTATGGTGAGAGGATAGTCGGCGGCAACGTAGTTTTTTTAGGCACGAGAGGCGAAATAAATCAAAACTTACATATGGTTATTGCCCTGTGCGAGGGTGAGATTGACAGCATTATTGACATATATATTGATGGTGTAATATCAACTGACCCTAGATTTTCAGGATTTTTATCGTTTAGCAAGTACCTTGGCAGTAATAGCCAAAACGCTGACGGGATAATGTTAGGAGCCTACCCAGATTTATGGGATGAAACAAGGACTTTAGTTAACACTGCTTATATATCATTTATATTTTCATATGATGCTGATGGGAAAGCGTATAGCGGGTTGCCTAGGATAACAGCACTAATAAGAGGTAAAAAAGTTTTTGATCCTCGTACGGGTAGCACTGTATTTTCACAAAATCCTATACTCTGCGCTTACGATTACCTAACTAACAACGTTTACGGTAGAGGCCTTCCAACTTCAAAAATAAATCTAGCCTCTATAATTTCGGCTGCAAACGAATGTGATATTCAAATAACAGAAAATAACGGTAGTGCGTCAACTATAAATCAGTATGCTATCAATGGCGTCATAAATACTAACGATAAAGTTTTAGGTAATTTTAAAAAAATATTAAGGCAGTGTAATGCGTATGCGGTTTACGTTGAGGGAGAATATAATCTTATAATAAAAAAAGACGGGTCAAGTGATTACTCGTTTAACGAGGATAATATCCTAGGCCCAATAAAAGTTTTTGGGGTTTCTAAGTCATCAAAATTAAACAGGATAAGAATAAAATATACCAATAAAGACAAAGCCTTTAAAGGGGATATAGTTATATTGTCATCGTCAACTTTTTTGTCAAATGATAACGGGTTATTGCTTGAGACTGAAGTAAATTTACCGTTTGAAACAAGTAGATATAGAGCTGTCTATGAAGCTGAACGCCTGTTAAAAAGTTCTAGGGAATTAATATCAGCTTCATTTGCGACAACTTTTACAGCGATAAATGTAAAGGTATCTGATATCGTTGATATAACATACAGCGATTTCGGGTGGTCGTCAAAATTATTTAGAATCATGTCCATGGACATAACGTCAGACGGAGGCATAAAGATTTCTTTGGTTGAGCATACAAGCTCTGTTTACGATAGACAGGTTCCTATCGAACAGCAACCGCCTCTTAACACGGAGCTACCAAGCGCGCTATCCGTACCTGGTGTATCAGGACTATCCATTGACGCCAGTGAATCACAATTATTTATAAACGTAGATGGAACAATTATTACTAGGGCGCTAGTATCGTGGAATGACCCTAAGTTTATATTTGTAAACAAAACAGAAATAGAATACAAGCTAGATAGCGAAACGGTTTATACGCAAGCGGCCAGCGTAAAAGGTAGTAATACGACTCAGGGTTTTGCGGTAAATTTAAAGGATGGACAAAATTACGATTTCAGGGCGAGGCATGTAAACTTTTATGCAACCTCAAGTGCGTGGACTTATACTACTGTTTACGTAGAGGGTAAGCAGGCACCTCCGCCAGACATTAATAGTTTTACTGTGTCAAAGCAGCCAGATGGGACGAGGGAATTTAGCTGGACGTATACACCTCCAATTGATCACGGTGGTTTTAGAATACGCTACGTACTTGGTACGTCTGGATCATGGTCGACAATGACACCGCTACCAGGCGCAGAAGAATTACCCAAAGGTTTACGGTTGTTTGAGTCTAACCAGGTTCTAGCGGGCACCTATGTCTTTGCAATAAAAGCAGTCGATACAAGCGGAAACGAATCGGTTAATGAAAAAATTATAGTTGCAACTATAGGCGACCAGAGGCTAGCTAATGCGTTTAGTATAATTAACCTAAGAACTGATGGTTGGCCGGGTACCAAAACACAAAGCGAGGTTATTAACGGCGACCTTGTTGCGAGCGATCAAGCGACTTGGCAAATTCCGGCTACCTGGCAATTTGGGTCGTGGTCACAAAACCCATATCTATCTATAACCTATGATCATACTACTATTGATATCGGTGGTATCGTTACATTTGTACCTATAATAACCGCATCACAAAATGGTGACACGCTAACGATTACCGAGTCACATAGTGACGACGACATAACGTATACATCATATGCAACCGCAGGTGTCAGCGTAACGGCGCGTTATATAAAAATACGTGTTAATGTCACAAAAGTTAGCGGATTAATAATTATAAATACGGCGACGATTGTTCTTTCCGGCACGCCGGTTTCCGAAGTTATAGAAGACTTAGATACTTCGGTACTTGCGGCCTGCGTTGGTCCACCTGCATGTTCGTCAGGATATAGGATTGCTGCCGGTGACTTTCGCGCACCCATAGCAGAAAATTACACAAAAATAAAAAGAGTCTTTGTTATCTTCCAAGGGACGTCGGGTGGATGGACGTACGACGTAACTGACAAAGATACTACGGTCGGACCGCGAATAAAAACATACAATTCATCGGGCGTTCTAGCCGACGCGCCGCTTATTGATATTGACATAACAGGTATTTAAAAAGGTATTTAATATGGTATGGCCTATACAAACAATAATTACTACCGCAGTTGACCAAGTTACAGATAACCCGGAAACAGCGCTACCAGAAATAAAAAAGACAATGGACAGTGTCAATGATATCACGAGTGCAATTGCAACTACTACTGACAAGGGTCCGGTAACGTTTGCAACAAATGCCGAAAGCAAGACCGGGACAGTTAGCACTAAAGCATTAACCCCGTCAGGCATTGCAGCTACAAAAGGACGCGGGGCACTGTTGCACATGCTTAACAATACTGCAATACCAAATATATTTACAACGGACATATTATTCGATGGGGAAGTATATGATAGCGACGCAATACATGACCTAATAATAAATATTAGCAGAATAACGGTTCCAGCTGGCGTATCACAGGTGATTATTTCGGGGTATGTAATATTTACCTATAATGCGACAGGATTTAGGCAACTATCAATACAAAAAAACGGAGGATTTCAGGGTGTTGGTTCGATGGTTTCTGACGTCGCTCCTATTGCAAGCATAGAGACCAGACTACATGTATTTACGCCGGTAATAGATGTTTTGCCAGGTGATTATTTTACACTTGCAGTATTTCAAAACAGCGGCGGAAGTTTAGCTATACTCGGAGATTCAGACGTATCAGATGCTAATAATTCTTTTTTTAGCATGCAAATAATCAAATGACTGAAGGCCAAGACTTTATCAAGATTGCGTGGGATATTGCCAAGTATCCTATTGTACTAAGTATTGGCCTCATCGGATGGATTGGGAAACGCCAAATAAACAGGATCGACGCAATAGAAAAAAAACAAGTAACTAAGGATGATTTTAATCATACTTTAAAATTACTACGGGACGACCTCCAGGGTATAAAAAAAAGTATGGATGCTGGTTTCAGCAATACCAACAGCCGCATTGATAAGATAAACGACAAATGACACAAAGCAAATACCAATATTTTACACAAGATGAATTGCAGTGCCACGGTAAAGATTGTTGCGGCGGCCAATCAGTTATGAATCATAATTTTATGGTTAAGCTCGTGTCCATCCGCAGGGAGTTAGGCCTAGCTTTACCGATATCATCATCTTATAGATGCCCTATACATAACTCTAGCGTATCAAAAACGGGTGAATCAGGTCCGCATACAACGGGTAGGGCTGTGGACATATCATGTAGAGGTACAGACGCATATAAAATAATCGAGTGCGCGCTACGGTATGGTATGACCGGCATAGGCGTAAAGCAAAACGGCGAGAATAGGTTTATTCACATCGACGATTTAGACGGCGAGTTGAGGCCGTGGATATGGAGCTACTAGGAGAAAAAAATGAGACAAAATCTGAAGCAGTTTTTTACGAGCAAAACAAACTGGACGGCAATGATATCTGTAGTGGCATCATTCGTCGCGTTAAACGCTGGGGTGATGACATTTGCCGAGTTTATGATTGTTGTTAATCCCGCTTTATTGGCCTTAGGGTTACGGGACGCAATCTAATGGGTTGGCTGTCGTCACTATTTAGCTCGTCAACGGTCCAGCCAATCGAAGCGGTCGGTAATGCGCTGGACAAGCTGTTTACCTCAGATGATGAACGTGCTCAAGCCGAAGCTGTCATGGCTAAGCTACGGATGCACCCTGCGGAGTTACAGGTAGAGCTTAACAAAATAGAGGCGCAGCACCGCAGTATATTTGTGTCTGGTTGGCGTCCATTTATAGGTTGGGTATGCGGGCTAGGCTTAGCATTTTCGTTTATTATTAATCCAATAATACAATGGGCGTCCGGTTCTCCTGGACCTGACCTACCGGCTGAAATCATGACCGAGCTTGTATTTGCAATGCTGGGTTTAGGTGCGCTTAGGACCGCCGAAAAATTTGGCGGAAAATCTAAGTGACCTTTTGGCTATTTTTAAGCAAAAACCTAAAAGCAATTATTGTTTTTTCTGTCTTAATTGGCTTGCTAGCTACAGTGTCTTACCATGCGTCAAACTTTATTGACCTAGCTGAGCGCGTCGCTATCAATCTCAGCAGGTGCAAGTAAGGAGGTAGTCGTGGACTATGTCGGCTCATGGCGATCATGTCAACGGATGGCATACGGACCTTTCGCATCTCGTGAGCAACCCGCTCACTTTGACGTTGGTCGGAATCGTCATGGTTCTCGCCTACCGCGCGAGTCGACGATCGGGCGGGTTCAGGCGCTAGCGACCCGATTCCATGATTCGTCTCCATGTAGTGATCGCGCTCTTTGTGGTCCTGTTTTCCGCGACGAACTCTGCCGCGGCAGAGAATCGAC